GTGGTATTTCCATAATAGTATCCATATCCAACGATGCATAATAAATGTTCGCTCTCTTGACGAATAAACGTTTTAAATAGCTAATTTCTTCAATACTATATAAAGGTTTAATCATCTCTGTTTTATCTGCTGTTGTATATGTTATACCCAATTCGGCCATGACGTCACAATACGTATTCATATTTAATTTATCTTTAATTTCATCAGCTATACACACTAAATTATCATCCCCATAGAATGTTGCTGAAACATGATCAGTAAATAGTGTAAAGTCGTCAGATACAAGCTTATAATATGCGTATCTTAGTAAAAACATATTATATAAACAATTCACTATAGTTGTTAATGCCACTCCAGACATATTTCCTTGTAGACGCATAAAAGCTACATCTTCAACAATATGAATATTATTTAAAAAAGTGGCCATCAACACGCGACGAACTATACTATCCTCATGATCTGGTTTTAAACCATAAAAATCATTAATAACTTCACATATGTGCATCATTATCGGTTGACTCATAGACGCATCATAATCAGAATAATCACCATTTATAAAATTGCTACCCACTCGTAATAATCTTTTAATCAATAGTGTCCAATCATAACTATGGATTAATTCCAATACCCATCTCTCCATTAATATATGTAGTTTGACAATGCATAATAAAATAGCCAAAATACTGTCGCATTAAAATTGATAGACACATTGGTCCCACTTGGAACACTCGAGTTTTACCGGCTAAAACTTTTTCTATTGGCCGTAATTCATCCTTCAAAGTGTCAACGAAAAAAGTTTCGCTAATAACATTGTTTTTTGCTAACTCTAATCTTCTATTGATACTGTCTAATAAGTCTTGTTTAGCAATTAATATATTATCTTTAACTTCAAACCAATCTCGCTTACCTCCTAACTTAGTAGTTAATTGGTAAGGAAATCCTGCACTAGTAGTAATATCTATCTTATTTAAATCTTGTAATCCATTAATAGCTTCACTCAACGTTAACAATCGAGGATTAGCTTGATATTTGCTATCCCAAGACATAATACTTGTATACATATTATTGCATATTATTGTAATTAT